CAACGGACACTGACCCATGAGGAAATTCTGGCGCGCAACGACTATCGCGAAGCCGCGCGCATAGAGCGGATGTTCGAGCGAATGAGAACCGCCGACGAGAGACAGGATCGCCAGCGTGAATACGACCGGGAGCGTCAACACAAAAGACAATGGCTGGCTAGGAACGCGGCCTTGTCACGGCGGAAGTTAACGCCTGTTTACTGCCGCTGCTTCGCCGATAGGCTCTACTAAAGGAAAAGACGGCATGAAGAAACCGCACGAATACCGTGTTGCAGCCGGGATATCCGAAGAGCGTCAGGCGCTGGCAGCGCGAAACCTCGTGCTGTACCAGAACAAAAGAAAGCTGATCAACGCGCTCGAAATGCTTGACTGTGTGGAGGATGCTGGGGTAATCAACACGATAATCCTGACAGTCCCCCGCTGCGTATGGGAAACACCTGACCGACAACACTGGACAAAATGAAATGTATCGTATAATCTGTTTCGCTTTGGCGGCGCTGCTATTCAGCACAGTCGCGTTTGCCGATTTTCAAGTTGCGCCGTCAGCCTCGCCACCGTTTTGGCCGGTCGATGGCGCATTCGAGTGCGGCGTTATCTCATTGAGGCCGCCGGATGGTGATCGTGATCCGATCAAGACCATCACGATTACTGTTAAAGTGAATGACGCGGGCAATCTGACCAACATGGAAGTGATCCATAATTCCGTGTTCGGCAAGCACTACGTCAGGTCAGAGCAGTACGGTTACAGCAAGCTAGAGCAAGAGCCGGGCAAGCTTGATGCGACATGGGTAGGTGTCCTGACAAGAAACCCGAACGTCATCATGGCCGGACGTATCTTCAATCGTGCTTCCGATCACAAATGGTTCTACCGGGAGATAATTGAAGAGCATGGCCGCACCAAGATGGACATGCTCGCCGGCTGTCAAGCTATCGAGGTAGGAGATTAAAAGATGGCTCACCGAACCGACCCGCCATACGATTTTTACGCACTGATCACCCCGGACAAGCTTGACGCGATGCGCCATGAGGTTGGTCAGGAGGACCTGACTGATCTCGTAGTCCGTTCACAGCGGGATGCCGACCGGGGCGTCCATCGGGCTCGGGGCGCCCCGGTCCCCCTCAAGCGCCCCGTCGAGGCGCGCACGCGCGCGTCGTTCACGAGCAACGAGGCGCGCGCGTTCGCGATATGGTTGTTTCGCAATAACCCATGGAAAGAAGAGGAAATTTGATGAGCAAGATCGTTATCAGGTTCTGCGCCGGGAAAGGTCTCATCTCGCGGCTCATCCGCTATCAGGCGGGCATCGCGATGCCATTCACGCCAAACCATGTGGAGAGCGTTTCGCCGGACGGTCAGTGGTATTATGGCGAGCGCATGACTGGAGGGCTGGAGAAACGACCGAAGGGATACGACGCGGTGCATACGATTGCAGACTTTTTTGTTGAAATTCCATGCACTCAAGCTCAAGCTGACGCCTACTACAGCTACCTCGAAAGCAAGCTCGGCATGCCATATGACTTCCAGTCGATCATCAGCTTCGTGATCCCGTCTTGGAATAAACATAAGGCCGGCGATCTGATCTGTTCTGCGGTAACTGCGGCGGCGATGCGCAAGGGAGAAATTTTGTCGTGGCCGATGACCGTTCCGTTTCACCATATCTCGCCGCGCGATATTTTGCTGATCTGTAGCGTGCTCGTCAACGTGCCGCATCCAGAAATGAAGATTTGAACAATGGGATAATATTTACTCGCCAGCGAATATAGGCTATTCAGCGAATATGATCACAGAGTGTTTTCAGGGTTGACAGCATCGCCGAAATATGCGATGTACTCGCGAATGGCCAACCCCGCCGGATGAACTCGGGCGAACGAATTGCATTTTTCTCCGAGGGCTTAAAGCTCAAGCCGGGATGCAACGGAATAGGCTATGTATTACCAGAGCGCCGCCGTCGATGCCCAAAAGGTCTTCGGCGGCGTTTTTGTTTTTCCTCTTGCATTCCTTCCTAAGTTCGTGTAGGCACTTCAGATATTAACCATATTTGGAGAGCCCCCGCCTATGTCAAAGCATATCATTGAAGAAGCTCGCTACATTCAGGGCTTGGCTTCGTATCGCGCCGGCCATACCATTCGAGACTTCGTCGGCATCGCCGAAGAGATGAGTGAAGACAACGACCCGTCCTTCCTAGTTGGTTTCTTGGACGGCATCCTCGAAGACATCCGTTCACTGCGTCATGGGACACGAGCCTGAGCCCGCTAAGCAGCGGGCATTTTCATGAGAGGATCATCTATGCCTAAGGATAAGAGATATTTGTCTCTCTTCGATAGTTCTTCCCGAAAAAAGGTCCCGATGTACTCCGGCCTGATAGCATATTTCCCGGATGCATGCGCGGCGGTTGCCGAGCATTCATACAGGGGCAATGAGAAGCACAACCCGGGTGAGCCGCTGCACCATGCACGCGGCAAGAGCATGGATCATACCGACTGCATCATTCGCCACGTGTCAAATTACAAAGGCATGGACGGCGACTGTGAAGAGGTTGTCGCTCTGGTGTGGCGCGCGATGGCGCTCTGTCAGGAATTTCTGGAGCGCAAGCACGGCCTGACGCTTCCCGAGGGCGTGGTCGATCCCCGTGCGTTCAGGGAAACCAATTCGCTTGTCGGTCCGAACGGCGAGCAGGCCCCGCAGGAAGCCACAGGGGCTCGCTTCAAGATCGAAGAGTCGCTACAGCCATGGTTTGCTGAAGAGGCAGGGGTCAAGCGCGCGACGGATAGCGAGGCGCACAAGCGTGATGTCGCTGACCCGATCGGGCTAATCACGGGACGCGGCATCAGGGATTTGCCGAGTGGCTAAAGAAAAATCACTCTGGGACCGATGCAAGAAAGGCATCACACATCTCAAGAAGTGCGGACACCTGACGCACTTCTGCCGACTGGAGAACTCAGCCGGCGAAGGCAACCCCGATGTCGAGGGAGTGATCAATGTTTGAGCTTTATAAGATCACGATGCCAGACGGCCGAGCGTATATTGGTGTCTCGAAAGTGTTACAGATACGAGTTCGAAACCATAGACGGTCGCTGCATCCAATAGGAGTTGCGATACGCGAGGTTGGGTTTGAAAGTGTCAGAGTTCAAGTTTTGGCACGGGGGGCGCGTGATTACATTTACGAATTGGAGGCAAAGGCCATAGAGATATTTGGTACGCGTTTCCCGGCTGGGCTTAATGTTTCTGCGGGAGGGTTTGGATGTCGTGATCCTCTTCCGGAAACACGAGCGAAAATCAGCGCGGCTAACATGGGTCACCAAAATCCTCATTTAGCCGAGTTGAACCGGTCTCGCCGAGGACAGAAACGCTCTAGCGTATCAGTCTTGAAAACTGCCACCGGACATCGGGGGATGAAGCGCTCGGCGGAAACACGAGCAAAGCTGTCTGCGAAAGCTAAATCCCGATGCCACCCGTCTGCTGATAGCCTAATGAGGCGAGCAGAGAGCATGCGAGCGACAATAGCTGTTAGGAGAGCCGCTGGAAGTCTGTGGTCGGCCGTCTCGCACGGTCCCCGAGGAGCCCGAGGACCATATAAGAAACGAGAGATAACCCAATGGCTTTAGAAAAGTCACTGTGGCAGCGGGTGAAAAGCGGCATCAAACACCTTAATAAGTGCGGGCATAAAACGCACTTCTGTCGATTGGAGAATTCTGTGGGCGAAGGCAATCCGGATGTTGAGGGAGTTATCGAAGGTCAGAGTTGTTGGATCGAGCTAAAAAGCAACCTTCGACCGAAGCGACCCGGCACCCCTATCCGCTCGAAGACGCGCGAAAGTCAATCCATCTGGCACAGGGCACGGACCGACGCGGGTTGCAGAATGCATTGGGTCCTGATCCAAGTCGGACACGCGCACACCGCGAAGCTCTATCTGATCCCGGGCTCGTTCTACGACGAGGTCATCGCGACCGAGACCGATCTCGCGCGATTGAGCGTTGTCGATCCTGAAGCCGATCTGGCTAAAGTGCTCTTAAGAGCATGTGAGGGCTGGTAAATGAATGATACTCAAATAAGAATTGCGGCGATCCAAGAAGGTTTGACGACATATTGGACTGGAGAGCGCTGCAAGCATGGTCACAAGCCATACCGATATACAGCGAGTGGTAATTGTGTCGAATGTAGCCGGGCGACTAGCCGAGCGCTGAGGAAGATTGCCAAATCGAAGTGCACTCATGAGCACGTTAAACCTCGTAGGGCGCCTTCAAGAGCACGTAAGAAGTACAAGACAATCAAGGAAGCGGCGGAGGATTTGCTGATGCAAGTCAGCTACGTCGATGTTTATGGTCGCCGGGTCGGTCTGACGTATCGGGCTATTCTCAAGAAGCTCCACGAGAGTTTCCCGAATGGGTCGGCAAACTGGCCAGCCTATCGCACGTCGCTCCGTTCATTGCAGATGGTAGCCTACGCGCTCAACGGGTCCCGATGTCAGATGCCAGTGCGCCGCCGGTCATCGAAAGTTCTCGCTCGCGATTATGCTCGTTCTCTGTTGCTCATCGCAGACGAAGTCGGACTTGGCTACAGTTTCAAGCAGATCGCGCGAATAGTTAGACGTAAATTCCCTGAATACAGCATGCTGTCAGCGGAGCAACTGACAGGGCTATCGCTCTACCTGTCCAAACAGAAATTCAATTTGCCTCATCGCCCAGAAGACTAATGGCAGAAGACAAGAAGAAGAAAAAGAACGAGAGACAAACTCGCTACAAAAGAAGCCCGAAAGGTCGCGAGGCCGTGCGGCGCTACAATAGTTCGCCGAAGTATCTTGAACGAAAACGTACCTATCAATCATCGCCAAAGGGATTGGCTACAGACAGGGAATATAAACAATGGACCCGAAACAAAAGACGGATAGCGAACGCCTTGCTGATGCCAACGAAATTATCCGTGGCAAGCAAAACCAGATCAAGGCCCTCGAAAAAGAACTCCGCAGCCGAACTCAAGAACATGACACTGCCGAAAGCCTGAGGCAGGAAATCTTCGGGCTCGACGCCTACACGCGCGAACCGCCGGTCTGGCTCACCAAGCCGCACAAGACTAGCTCGATCACTGGCGTTCCTCTGATCCTCGCATCAGACTGGCACCATGGCGAGATGGTGGACCCTGATCAGGTCGGAGGCATGAATGCCTTCAACCGGAAGATCAGTAAACAGAGGGTCCAGCGTTTCGGTGAGACGATCATCGATCTCTGCTTCAATCACATGACAACTCCGACGTATCCGGGGTGTGTCTTTGCGGTCGGCGGTGACATGATCACTGGCGGCATCCACGAAGACCTTCGCGAGACCAATGACGGGCCAGTGACCTTGGCCGTGGTCGAAGTCGAGGAAATGCTGATCGGCATCATCACGATGCTCGCCGACAAGTTTGGCAAGGTCTTCGTTCCGTGCGTACCCGGTAATCACGGACGCACCACGTTGAAGCCACGGGCCAAGAACCGCGTATTCGATAGCTGGGAATGGGTCATCTTTCAGCATCTCGAAAAGTGGTTTGCTGACGATCCGCGTGTTACCATCCATGTCCCGAACGAGGTCGATGCCCACTTCGCGATCTATGGCCGGCGCTTCATGCTCACGCATGGCGATACGCTCGGTGTGAAGGGTGGCGACGGCATCATCGGCGCGCTCGGCCCCATCGCTCGCGGCACGCTCAAGGTTGGAGCTTCGGAGGCGCAGTGTGGCCGGGATTTCGATACGCTGCTGATCGGGCACTATCACACGTACATCGGTTACAATGATGCGGTGCCTGTGATCGTCAACGGTTCGCTGATCGGATACAACGAATACGCCCGGCTGGTGTTGCGTACCCGGCCGACGCGACCGTTGCAGTCCCTGACGTTCGTCCATCCGAAGCACGGGATCACAGCCTCATGGCCCGTGTACCTTGATGGCGCAGAGAGACGCAAGCCCGGATCGAGTGCTTGGCTGTCTTGGGACAGTAATAAACCAAAAATCGTTTGACAACACCAAAATCCCGGGCTAACAAGCGCGGGGCGAAACCCATTTTGGAGTTGGCTGGTGTGGATCGTCATCAAGGTTGTGGTCAACACCGGAGCGCCGCCGATCATCGGGGTCGCGGTCGGTCCCTTTGATACCCGTCTGGAGGCCGAACAGTATGCCGCGAAAGCGGTAGTCGCTTCGCTCGGATATGAAAACTGGATCATCAAAGAGTTAGAAAAAGCGAAAATCTGATGAAAATATACATGGCTGGGCCTTTGTTTTCCACATCAGAGTGCAACTGGAATGCTCAACTCGCGTATTGTCTGCGCGAGCTTGGTCATGAAGTCTTTCTGCCGCAGGAGAATGAACAGGGAGACAACGCGGGCAAGATCTTCCGGTCGGATATCGGCGGCATTGAATGGGCTGAGCTAGTGCTTGCCAATCTCGATGGACCCGACCCGGACAGCGGCACGTGCTGGGAGATTGGCTACGGCTTCGCCAAAGGGTGCCATATCGGTGTGTACCGGACGGACGTCCGTATCCACGAAGGCTTCGACCCGATCAATCTCATGATGACGGAGTGCGCCTATTTCACTCTTCTCAAACCGAAGATGTCAGCCGTGTTACTCGCTGAAGCGGTTAACAACGAAATTGAAACCCGCTGGCAGACAACGACGAAGAGCGCATGGGATACGTTCGCGGACGGCGTCAAGGCCGCTGCATGGGAGCAAAACCGGCTATGACAGACAAAATCTCGGATGCCGCGCTTCACGAGGTCATGGAAGCCGCGCGTGAGCCCGTTCCCAAATCACATCCCGCACGTTTCAGGGCGTGGCAGGAGTATTGCAACAAGGTAGATGCCAATTGGATACCTCATGACCATGAGGCGGCTCGGGCTGCGTTCGTAGCGGGTTGGGAAGCGCGCAAACGCGCTCAGTATAGCGGAGATGCAAGTTGAGTGACGCCGAACGAGAGTACATCGGCAAAGCGTGCGCCGCACTCGTGGTCGGGGGCTCTCAATCGTTCTTTACGAACATTGTCGAGCTTGCGTTTCCGCCCGTAGCCCCATACGAGAAAATGAGTGAAGGCTCCAAGCACTACATTCCGGGCAGATCAACCTATGATATATTTCGGGCTTGCATCAACTACGGAAAAAGTGTTTACACCGTCGAAGAGCATGATGGAAGTTACAATGTTTACAGGATCAAATAGCGCGTATCACATTCGTCACCCGCAGTATTCGGACATGGGTGCGTGCGTTCATCTCGTGCGTGAGAATTGGGGCGACGTGAGCGCCGACCGGTGCTTCAAGCAATTCGTCGAAGGTTTTAAGGGTGGCGAGTACGCTCCGAGGTTTTTCATCGCCGATCATTACGCTACGGATGAGACCGCAGGCTTTTGCGCGCTTCGCAAAACCATGATGATGCAAGGCTTCTGGGAGTTCATCTGGGTCGCGCTCGACCAGAAACATCAGAGCAAAGGTCTTGGCACGTTGCTCACCGAGCACCGGCTCGACTACGTCCGGGAGCATGACGGCACATCCGTGCTGCTCGTGACACAGAAGCCGCAATATTTTAACCGCTTCGGCTTCCTCACGGATCGAGATCACGGCAATGGATGGACCGCGATGTCCTGTCAACTCAAACCGGCGGATATGAAATGAAGGGCCAACCCTATCATATGAAGACGGTATGGCGCAAAATTAGTTGGCTTCCCTACTACTTCGGGTTCTGCCCGAATGAGATAGCGTGGGATAAAGAGATGAAGCGCTTCAACATGTCACCATGGGAGCCGTATCCGGACAGCGATGGCAATTGCGCACACTTCACAAACGACGGTGACGGGCACGCGTGCTCAATCGTCACCCTGAACCACAAGAAGCGGTCGTCCGAAGCCGCGCTTGCACTCCTCACCCACGAGGGCATGCATGTCTGGCGTCAGACGCTCAAGTACATCGGCGAGCGCAAGCCATCATCCGAATTCGAAGCCTACGCAATGCAGCACATTGTCTGTGGCCTTGTGACCGGCTACGAGGAAAGCGGCCGGGGCAAAATCCTGCGATGACGTCGACCCGGATCAAACTCGTACCTTCCGATCCGGCCCGGTGGAAAGTCATGGAACTCGCATTTAGGATAATCTGACATGAACAAAGATGCACAGGCAGGTATTGCCGTTATGATTTTGTTTTGTTTTACGCTGATCACAGTCGTGTGGTTCTTTCTCAAGCTTGGAAGCTGCTCCTGAGAAAGCGCCGGTCGTGACAAATATATCACACAACGTGAAAGGCCCCGGAGTCCGGGGCCTTTTCTTTTGTCTAGAATGCCGTTTCCCGAGGCTGCCGTGCCCCGTGGGTGCGGTTTAGGCAGTGACGGCGCCAGAAGCAGCGGCGGCAGTGGCACCCGTAGCGGCAGTCGCGCCGGAGGCACCGGAGGCACCTGCGGCGCCCGGGCTCTGGGGCACGAGGGCAGCCATGGCAGCGACGGCGGCGGCGGTGCCGGCAGTCAGGACGGCGACCTGTGCTTCAATGGCCGGATCGAGCGAGGTGCCGGAACTGGCGAGCAGGGTGGCAAGGGCAGCCGCGTCGGTCTGAACCGTGGAAACCACGAGGCTCAGTTCGGCGAGGATGGCGTTGTCGGCGGCGGTGAGGTCTAGGATGGCTTGGTCGGTCATTTTGAGTTCCTCTCGGATGATGGCGCGAAGAGTACCGTCGAGCCGGGCGGCGATATAGTCAGCAATGGCGTCGAGTTCGTGTCTGAGGAAGTGCATGGGGGAGCCCTCGCCAGAAAATCCTTCATCAGCCATTGGGTAAATCCTTCATGTTGGGGTGAACACTAGCACAAGCGGATCGTTCGGGCAATTGGTATTTCAGTGAGGCCGACCCGCGAATTGAAAGTCGTGAAGATCGAGAACGATCTGCGCGCGGTCGAGAACGTGCCCGACCCGGACCGCGACGAGCGGTCCATCGAGTTTGTCTCGCCAGAAGCGCAGGAACTTCATCAGCCGGGGAAAGTCCGGGAGCACGTCATAATCCTGATAGATGTACTCTTGGAGAAGCCATAGATGATCCGGTCGGCGGTAAATGATATGCGCTGTCAGGAGACTGGTGTAGCCTGTCCACATGTTTACTCTTCGCTCGTTGTCGCTGCACGGCGCGGCGATGGACGCTGAACCCTCGGTTCATAATACTCTTCGACACGCTGCGGCTGCGGTCGGCTGCGAAACGCCAGTATCACGAATGTGCCGGACGCCAGAAACAGCATGATGCCACCAACGATCCAGCCTACCAGATCGCTGCGGCCAGTACCTTGCCCGACACTATCCTGTTGCGTCCGGCTGAGCTTCTGCACTTCGGTCACCAGCGCCGCCAGCGCGGGGTCGGCATATTTCGATTTGCCCAGACTTTCCGAGCCGGTCTGTTCAAGCGTCGATAGCCGCGTAGCAAGTCCGGTGAACTGCACCTGAATGGCAGCGAACTGCTGTTGCAGGTTTCGGGACTGTTCGTCGGCCGTCGTCTTGACCAGCGTTCGCACGTCGTCAGCGCTCTTGGTAACCTGCGCGCTCAGGACCAACGCGCTGTCGTCACCTTTCTTCTGCAACGCCAAGGCCTGATCGCTCGCTCGTTGCGAAGCGACCGTGACGGCGTTGACGTCCACGGCCCGAATGGCGTCGATACGGTGGGCTTCGGCGATCTGCAATTTCTCGTTAAATTCGGCCCGCAGTTTCATTTCACTGTCGATGCGCACAATCTCGCTGTCGCGCAACTGGGCATTGGTCTTCTCGCGCAAGGCGCTGATTTCATCAAGGTCTTTCAGCTTGGCATCAAAATACTTCTCTTGCTGCAATCGCAAATCGTCCTGCCGCTTGGCCTCAGCGGCATTCAATGCCTTGACGTTCTCGGTCGGATCGACTTTAGTATCATCAGAGGGACGCGGCGGAGCTTCTTGCGTCACGGCAGGGGCCGCCGTCAACAACGCTGACGTCGTCAGCATGAGTAATGCAACGAGAACTCCCCTTAGTATTTTACTGATGTCACATCCCCCGTATGCAAACC